TTATTTACGAAGTTTAGGAAAAAGTTTAATTTCATAATCTTTTCCCTTTTCAGTTTTAGTATATTCAATTTTATATAATATACTTTTTAGAAGAGTATTTCTTTTAGAAACATCTTCAGTTTCATTATATGCATCTAAAACACTTTTAAAAAATTTAATATCTTCTTCATAAGAGCTTATAGATTTTTTCTTTAATAGTTTCTCTAAATTACATAATGAATTATTTATAGAAAAAATTCTATCATTTATATTTTTTGACCTTTCTAAAAATGTAGTTTCATCATAAATATTTCGTTCTAACAAATCAAATAATTTCAATTTTTGATTATTTAGTAGTGATAATTCTTTTTTCAACATAGAAATTTGATTAGAATATACATCAACATCTTCTTTTTTTGTTGAATTTTTAATTTCAGCACTATAGTTAACTAAGTATTCTTTTAGAGCATCTAAACAATCAGATTCCACATTATCAAAACGAGTGCTTTTATTACCACATTTATATATGCACATTAATCTGTTAATACCTCGAGCTTTTCTCATAACCATTTTTTTACCACAAACACCACAGGTAATTAATCCTGCAAAAGGGTTTACAGGAGCATTAGCTAATTGATAAGGAATATGATATCTACCTTTTAAAATTTCTTCAGCTAAGTTCCAAGTTTCCATATCTATTATAGCTTCATGTTTACCATCAGAGATAATCCACTCAGATTTATCTCTTAATCTAGTATCTTTAATCTTACCAGGCGTTCTGCTTTTCTTTATATCTTTTCTTTTCCATGCTATTTTACCTGCATAAACAGGGTTTTTTATTATAGTTAACACAGAGGAAGAACTAAAGTTATTCCCTAATTTAGTCTTATAACCAAGATTATTCAATTCATTTGCTATAAAAGAAGCTCCATTCCCTTTTATATAAAGTTTAAAAATTAATTTTACTGCTTTAGATTCATGTTCATTTATTTTCAATGTTCTACTTTTTTTTATAAAAGATATGTCGTAGCCAAAAGGTGGGTTAGTTGCAATATAATTTCCTTCTTCAATAGATCTAACTCTACCACCTTGCATTCTTCTATTAATCATTTTAAGTTCTTTTCTACTCATAAATGCTTCAAATTCTGTATATTCTTCATCAAAATCGTTATTTAAATCATAAGTTTTTTGAGGTGTAATTATTTTAGTATTACTATTTTTAAAAGTTTCTAAAATAATACCTTGATCCTTCATATCACCCCTACCTAATCTTTGCATATCCATAACAAGGACACCATCATATTTATTTGCTTCTACTTCTTTAAGAAGTTCTAACATTTGTGGTCTAAAGAATAAACTTTCACCACTAACTATTTCTTCTTTTATTTCAACTATATTAAGTTTTTTCTCTTTAGCAAACTTTAAAAGAGCATTACGATGTTTATAAAGAGTTTCACCTTCACCAAGAGTTTTTTCTAATTCTTCATCAGCACGACTTTTTCTTAAATAAATACATGTTTTATTAGTCATTGTAAAGCCCCTCCTTTACATTCATTATATGTAATTAATAGATGTAATTCAATAAAATAAAGACTAGATTAATAAAAAATATATAATCTAGTCTTTATCCAAAATTAATATTTTATTTTCATTTACATTAAGTGCATTAGCAATATTTTTAATAGTTTTTAATCTAACACCTAATACAATGAGTTTTTCATTTCGTTCTAGTTTAGAAAGATATGATTGGCTTATATGAGCTTTTTTAGCTAATGTTTTTTGAGTAAGATTTTTAGATAATCTAATATCTTTTATATTTAAATACAATTTTAATCACCTTTTAAATTTTATTAAAAATAATTAGTAAAAACAATATTAAAGTATTGGAAAATATTGTTGAAAAATGGGAGAAAATATTCATGGATGGAATGTAATTCTATGCTAGAATTTATATGTACTTTTTGTTAAGGTTTTAATTATTTGCAAATATTTTAAAAGATATTATAATTATAATAAGAACGTTTGTTCGGTGGTTGTGCTATTAAAAAAGTTATGGGAGTGTATTTAAATGAAGGATGAAATAATTAATATGATTGAAAAAATAAACAATAGAAAATATTTATTATTGATATATAGTATATTGAAAAAAATAGAGAACAAGACAGATTAATTGTCTTGTTCTCTTTGCTTTTTTAATAAGCCTGAAATTAAATTATCTATTAAAATTAAATAATCATCATCAAGCTTTGAAAGATTAGATACTATTTCATATAACTTAGAATTATCAGAGCTTATATCAATTAGAAAATCGGCAATTTCATTTTCCTTTTCTGGAATAGTATACATTTCGCCTTTACCTGTTAATAACCATTCTCTATTTACATTAAAGACATCACACAAATGATTTATCAGTAATGTCTTAGGCTCAACACGACCGTATTCAATATTTCCTATTACATCTCTACTTACACCTAGTTTTTCTCCAAAGGAAGCCTGACTTAACTTTTCTTTTTTTCTAATAAGCTTAAAACGTTCATTCATTTTATGCACCTCCTTAAAATTAGTATAGCTATATATATTGTGTTAGTCAACGAAAAAAATAAAAAAATATAGTTGACCAACACATAGTTAAGAGTTATAATGTGTTTAACAACACAAAACAAAAGAGGTGATGAGATGAATAAGAAGAAAATTAAGCAATTAATTCCAAAATTAGAATTAATAAAGAATCAAGATGATTTGGATTTAATCCAGAAGGCTATTGATTCATGCTTAACAGTACAAATGCTTAAAGATATTTCTAGAAAGAAAGTAATTTAAAAATATATCCATAGTGGTTTGAATAATAATTAATAATCGATATTTTAGGAGGGGGAGATATGGCTGCTAAAGTCACAATAGTTGAACCTGATATAACAGAAGAACAAAATGAATTAAATTGGCAAGGGGTTCTAAAAGCTTTAGAACCTATTGCACAAGAAATCTTTTGTAAGAAAGAAAAAGAAGCATAAGATAAAAAAGGCTTGATAAGCCTTTGAGGTTCAACACCTAAAAATGCATATAATTTGCATTATATTATATGCAAATAAAAATAATATATTACTTAGGAGGTGCTTTTCATGGTATTTAAAGCAATTCAAAGATTGAAAAATAAATATTCAATCTATGATTTTAAAGCTATTTTATGCATTGTAGAAAAGGATATTAAATTTAATAGACTTGGATTTGGAAAGAAAACATCACAACTTAAATTCTTAGAGATTTTAAGTGAAGCAGAAATGCTGGTAAGAAGGGTTTAAATATGGACAAAGTTGAGATGAATAAAATTATTGAAAAAATAATAGAGCTTTCTTTAAATGGGATGCCATATAAAGAAGCTCTAAGTAAGTGTATTGATACTGACCAAAGCAATCAATGCACTGAAAAATATTCACAATTTAATTTTAACATTGAAGATTAATTTCGGCAAGAAAAGAGGTGTATAAAATGAAATACACAATTCATGGATTTAGTCAGAAAAAATTAGTAGAAGCAGGATTAGATAATGATGATGCTCTTATATTATCAGTAATTAGAGATATGTATTCAAGTAAGAATATGCAATTTCAAATTATTGATGGAGAACGTTTTATATGGATAGATCAAGGATATTTATTAGAACAAATACCTATTATAGGTACTCAAAGAAAGTTAAAAATGAGATTGAAAATTTACTGTGAAAAAGAATTATTAGATAGAAAGTTACTTTATCTAAAAGATGGAGTAAAAGGAAAGTTTTCATATATAAATGTTACTTCAAATTTAGATAAGCTAACCGAATATCAACCTTGGGAAAAAATTTCCCAAGGGTTAGGCAAAAATTTCCCAAGGGATGGGCAAAAATTTCCCAACAAAGATTCTTCTATAAGAGATACAAATAATATTATATATAGTCGAATTATAGAATATCTTAATTCAAAGACTGGAAAAGCATATAAATCTACAACTAAAAAAACACAATCTTTAATTAAATCACGATTAGATGAAGGATTTAATGAGGAAGAGTTCTTTAAAGTTATAGATAATAAAGTTGCTGAATGGAAAGGTACAGAGTATGAAAAATATTTAAGACCTGAAACCTTATTTGGTAATAAGTTTGAAGGATATTTAAATCAGGATTTTGTACCAGGAACAAAAGAAATAAATAAAGGTAATCTTAATATAAAGAAAGGTAATTTTGATTATTAGAAGGTGAAGAGTATGGAGAATTATGCTATTGATAGTGAAAAAGCTATTTTAGGAACTATTATACAAGATAATGATTTTATGATAAAAGCTATGAGTTCTTTAGAAGACAATGATTTTTATAGCTCTAAAAATAAAATAGTATATAGAGCTATGAGAGAATTATTTAAGGATAACATAAGTTTTGATTTAACAATAGTCGCTGAGAAGTTATCCAAAGAAATAAAGGCACAAGCTATCACCTTATCTGACTTAACTGAAATATCATATCACACATCAAGAGGTACATTTGATAGTCATTTAAACTTAGTTAAAGAAAAGAGCAAGGAAAGAAAGTTAATTGTTGCTTGTAAAAGCATAATAACTGATGGTGGAAGTATTGAATCAAAAGTGGATTTATTACAAAATACTTTGCTTGAGCTTAATTCATCAGATAGAGAAGATAAGGTTTATACAATGAGTGAGGTAATGGAGAAAACTTTAAACAAGATTGAGAAAGCTTTTAATAATAAAAGTGGACTAACTGGAATAAGTACAGGAATTCAAAAAATAGATAATGCGACAAATGGATTAGAGAAAAAAGACTTTATTGTATTTGGAGCAAGGCCTTCAATGGGTAAAACTGCTTTATCTTTAGCAGTTATGGAAAATATAAAAGGCAAGGTTCTTTATATTCAGTTAGATATGAGCACAGAAGGAATGGGACAAAGGTTATTAGCTTCAAATTCATGTATAGAAAATGGAAAGATTGCTAGAGGAAGATTTAATGATGCTGAGATGAATAGCTTATTAAATGTTTTTGATAGATTAAGCAGGAAGAATAATATATTTGTTTATGAACCTGCATCAATAACAGTAAATCAAATAAGATTAATAGCTAAAGAAATTCAAATAAAGCATGGGTTAGATGTAATCATAGTAGATCATATAGGAAAAATAAGACCAACAACAAAGGGAAGTAAATATGAACAATCAAGCTATATATCAAATTCATTAAAGGCTATGGCTAAAGAGTTAAATGTGGCAATGGTAGCATTATGTCAACTTTCAAGAGCATCAGAGCAAAGAGCAGACCATAGACCAATACTATCAGACTTAAGAGATACTGGAAGCATTGAAGAAGATGCTGATGTAATAGGACTTCTTTATAGGGATGGTTATTATAGAGCAAGAGAGGATAAGGAAGATATAGTGGATGATGTTTTAGAAATAAACTTTGCTAAGTGTAGAAATGGTAGAACTGGAGTAGTTGAATTAAATTATAATTTACCAACTCAAAGATTATCAGAATTTTAGGAGTGATTAATATGAAACTAAGTAAAGAAGAATTTGTTGCTAGATATGTTAATGACTTAAAAAAGAAGCGTAAGGCAAAAGAATTAGAATATGATAAATACAAATTTAATGCTATTGCCATAGCAAGGGGAAGAAATAATAGAAAGTATTATGAATAGAGAGGATGATTTAAGTGAATAAAGTTGTTTTAGTTGGGAGATTAACTAAAGATCCTGAATTAAGATTTACTGCTAATAAAGGAACAGCAGTAACAAGGTTCACATTAGCAGTAAATAGAGATTACAAAAAAGAAGATGGAACACAAGAAGCTGATTTTATAAATTGTATAGCTTATTCTAAGAGAGCAGAAGTTATAGCTCAGTATTTAACTAAAGGTAAAAGATTTAGTATAGCAGGAAGTATTAGAACTGGAAGTTATGATGCACAAGATGGGACAAGAAGATATACAACTTATGTAGTAGTTGACGGATTTGATTTTATTGATTCAAGTGATAGTAAAGTAAATAATGATAATTTCAATGATGATATGATACCAGTTGATGATGGGTATATTCCATTCTAGGTAAAGTGGTTAAGAGTAATCAAATATTATTACTATTGTAATGTTATTTGATTACTCGATAAATCATATGGATAAAAAATATTTTGAGCATATAGCAAATATTAAAGAATTAGGGAAATATCATTATAAGATTTTACTTTTACTTATGGTAGAAGATTATTCTCAATCAGATATTAGTAAGTTGCTTGATATTAAAAAGCAAAATGTAAATAGAGTGTTTAAGGATTTAGAAAAGTTAGCATTAATAGAAATAAAAGAGAAGATTGGTTCTAATAAATATTATAGATTAGTTGACATAAAAGCATTAAATGTAAATGTTGTGGGGCAAATCAAATTTATTTAGGAGTGGTTATTATGCAATATATAGCTAGTTTTAGTGGAGGAAAAGATAGTACTGCTATGATATTAAAGATAATTGAATTGGGATTACCTTTGGATAGAATAGTGTTCTGTGATACTGGATTAGAATTTGGAGAACAAATTAATATTGTTAAAATAGCAGAAAGAAAATTTAAAGAGCTTAAGCCTAGCATAAAATTTGATTGGATTAAATCAGAAAAGAGTTTTGAAGATTATTTTTATACAGTTAATACTACTGGAAAAAGAAAAGGACAGATATGGGGATGGCCTTTTATGTTAGGAGCTTGGTGTAATAGCAGATTAAAAATGAAGCCATTAAATAAATATTTTAGAGAAATTGGTGAGCATAAAAGATATGTTGGAATAGCTTATGATGAGCCAAAGAGATACAAAAGACTTCCTAAAAACTGCATAGCTCCACTATATGAGTTAAAAATGACAGAGGATGATTGCTTAAGTTATATAAAACTAAAAGGATTTAAAAATCCTATGTATTGGAAGTTTGAAAGGTTAGGGTGTTATTTATGCCCTAAGCAAAGTTTAAATAGCTTAAGAAGTTTAAGAAATCATTACCCTATGTTATGGAAGAAAATGCTTTATATGGATAAGGATAGTCCGATAGCATTTAAAGCAGATGGAACAAGATTAGCTGATATAGAAGAGAGATTTAGGCGTGAAGATATGAAAATAACAAAAAAATATTCATTAGTTGAGCCAAGATTATTCTGTGAAGCCAAACAACTTGTTATGAAGCTATAAATTTATTAAATAAGATTTTTACTGACTAGGATATAAGTTATTATGAAAGGATGTGAAAATTCCTTTACAAAAGTTATATATTGTACAACCTAGTTAGTATAAATAAAAAAGTTAAAGTGAGGTATTCAAATGATAGGTAATATGATTAAGTTTAAGGATGATGTAGAAGAATTATTAAAGAGTTATAAGGAAACAGTAAGAGAAATAAGAGCTTTGGAATTAGAAATTGCAACTGTAGAAAATGAATATCAAGGATGTGGAGCATTACAATATTCAGAAAGGACTGGAACAACTTATAAAATAACATCACCAGTAGAAAATGAAGTTTTATCAAAAGAAAAGAGAATACAGTTTCTTAAATACTTAAAAAGAAATAAGGAGTTGAGGATAAAGAAAATAGAAAACCTAATATCATGTTTAGATGAAGTTGAATATGAGATAATCACATCATATTACTTTAGAGGGATGAACATGGAGAGTATTGCTGAAAGATTAGGGATGAATCCTAAATATCTTATATGCAAAAAATCAAAAATAATCAAGAAAATAGAGTTTGATATGATAAATTTAAAAAGTCTAACTAATTTCTAACTAAACTCTAACTATTATGTGGTTGAATAGCTGACTTTATATGCGTTAATATAATAGTATCAAATGAATAACCACTTAAACTTTAGAAGAGCTAACTTTATGGTTGGCTCTTTTTACTTTACAAAAAAGAGGTGAGATAAATGGAAAAGAGAAAGTTACCTATGTATATGTTGTGGGAAGGGAACAGACTTAAATGTGCATGTTCATTTTTCTCACCATTATGTAGTAAATATCAAAAAGGAAAGTGTCAAGAAGAATTAGTTATTTATGATCCTTGCCGAGAAGTTGATGAATGTATGAAACATAGTAGCTATAAAAGAGTTAAGGGAGCATTAAGACAAAAGTGAATTATGTAGAACCAATAAGAGATTCTAATAAAGTTCATGAAATTGCTAATTACTTGAGAAAGTATAGTGAAAGAAATTATATTATGTTCATACTAGGTATTAATTCTGGGTTAAGAATAAGTGATATTTTAAGTCTTAGAGTTAGAGATGTTAAAGGAAAAGAATATTTCTATGTTAGAGAAAAGAAAACTAAAAAACAAAGAAGAATTCCTATGACACCAGTATTAAAAAGGGAATTAAAAGAGTACTGTAAAAACAAAGAGTTAGATGATTTTATTATTAAATCTCAACAAGGTTATAACCAACCTATAAGTAGAGTAAGAGCATATACAATTCTTAGAGATGCAGGAGAAACTTTAGGACTTTACAATTTAGGAACTCATACATTAAGAAAAACATTTGGCTATCATTTTTATATGCAATATAAAGACATCGTTACTCTTCAAAAAATATTTAATCACTCAGACCCATCAATAACTTTACATTATATAGGAGTTGAACAGAGCCATATTAACAAGATGATTAAAGCCTTTAAAATTTAATAAACTTAACATATTAAGGTGATGTTAATGTGGATTTTATCAATAAGCTTCTAATAAGCATTAAATCAGTATTTAGATAGGATTATGAAAAGTTAACAGTTTATGTATTATGTTATATTTTTTACAAGTTTGAAATTAGAAAATTGCAGAAAAGAAAGAGGATAAAAATATGGGATTTTTAGAAATACTAACATTAATATTTATAACATTAAAACTATTTGGAGTAATTACTTGGAGTTGGTGGCTAGTATTATTACCTGAAATAATAGCTGGTGTTATATATGTATTATTTATTATTTCAGCTATTAAAACAAAGAATAAATTTGAAGAAAAGTGGATGTGATTTTATGGATAATGAGAAAAAGAATTTAGAATTAAAAATAGAAATAGATAGTAATGAATTAAAAAAAGTTTTAGCTCCAAGGCTAAATTTAAATAATTATAGAGTTATATTTAAAGAAGAATTCATTAAAAACTTTTTATATATGAATAAGCCTTGTAATTTAAATATAAAATTTTTAAATGAGCGTTGGGAGAAAATAAGTAAAGGATATAACTTTATTATAGGTATTGGAGAACATTACTATAGTGTTGAATATTTTAATAAGATTATAGGAAATAAAGATGCCAAAGAAAGTATGTAACTATAGTGGATGTAATAATCTTATAGAATTTAATGAAACTTATTGTAGTAAGCACAGATTAGAAAGCAGTAAGGAAAGACATAAGTGCTATAAGGTTAGAAGAAAAGATAAAGAAGAACAAGCTTTCTATAATTCTAAAGAGTGGCGTATAGTTAGAACAACTGTATTAAATAGAGACCATGGATTATGTAAGCTATGTTTAAAAGAGAATAGGATAAGATTAGCAGATGTTGTGCATCATATCATAGAGTTAAAAGAAAGAAGGGAGCTTGGATTAGAAAAGAGTAACCTTCTTTCTTTATGTGATTCTTGTCATAAAAAGATTCATGCTAAATATAAAAAAGGTATAGTTACTAAGAAAAATACTCAAGAAGAGTTGTTTAAATTAATTTCTGATGGGTAGGGCTATACTAAAAAGTTTTAGAAGAAAACAAAAAGGTCGCAGTATCTATGTCAGAAAAAATTTTTTCGTTTTTTGAAGTAAAAGGGGGTAAGGTTAGGTTTGGGAAGAAAGATGATTTCAGTTTCTCAAATTATTGCAAATGGGAATAAGAGCCATTTGACTAATGAGGAAATTGAGAGAAGAAAAGAACAAGAAGAAAAATTAAAAAGATTACCAAAGGATAAGATAAGACCACCAACATGGTTATCTAAAGATGGGAAAAGTATTTTTAAGAAAATTGTTAAAGAGTTAGATGCAGTAGATATACTGGCTAATATTGATAATTATAATTTAGCTATTCTAGCAAACTCTTTAGAAAAGTATATAGAGTGTACTAGAAAATTAAATTGTGATGAGCTTACAGTAACACATATTAATAAAAGAGGATTTGAAACTACTCAAAAGAATCCTTTGATTTCTATTCAAATTCAATATGCTGATGTTATTAAAAAGTTAGGTGCAGAGTTTGGGTTAAGTCCAGCAGCAAGACTAAAAATTATTCAAGAAGCAGAAGAACTAGATGAAGAAGAAAAAGAATTTAATGAGGACTTTGGAAATGTATAATACAGTTCTTGAAGAGCTTATTGATTATTCTGATAAAATACTAAATGGTGAAATTATTGCTTGTAAAAGACATAAACAAGCTTGTCAGAGATTTCTAAATGATTTAGAAAATATGGAGCATGAAGATTATGACTATTACTGGGATGAAAAAGAAGCTCAGAGAATAGTTAAGTGGTATAGCTACTGTAAGCATTCAAAGGGAGTATTAGAAGGACAACCAATAATATTAAATTCATGGTCTAAGTTTGTAGTTTGTAATATAGAAGCTTGGAAGCATAAAGACACAGATTATAGAAGATTCAGGTTTGCATTTATCCAAGTAGGAAGAAAGAATTCAAAATCTCAATTAGAAGCAGGTATGTCAGGTTATGAAATAGGAGCAAAAGGATATAATGCAGCCGAGGTTTACACTTTAGGAGTTGAAAGAGATCAAGCCAAAATTGTTTTTGATGAATGGGAGCTTATGACTTCTAAACCATTAAAGAAAAAGTTTAAGTTTACTCAAAAGGAGATAAGACATAAGAAAAGTAATAGTTTTATAAAACATCTAAGTAAGAAGGCTGGTAAAACTGGTGATGGTAAGAATCCACAAATGGCTATTATAGACGAATATCATGCACATCCAAATTCAGATATGTATGATGTTATGAAATCAGGTATGATGGCAAGAACAGAACCTTTATTAGTAATAATAACTACTGCGGGGATGGATTATGAAGAAACTGCTTGTTACTATGAATATTTAGATTGTTGTTCAATATTAGATGGTACTTTTGAAAATGATAAATACTTTGTAATGATTTGTGAACTAGAAAAAGAAGATGATCCTTTTGATGAAGAAGTTTGGTTAAAAGCTAATCCAGTTTTATGTACTTATCCTGAAGGAATAGAAAGCATGAGGGAAAATGCTAAATTAGCTAAGAATACAAGTAATGAAAAGAAAAGAATAGAGTTCTTCACCAAGAATTGTAATATGTACGTTGCAGCAGGTGAAAAAAGATATGTTGATGTTGAATACTGGAAAGCTTGTAAAGAGGACATAACCTTAGAGAATTTCAGAGGACATGATTGTTATATTGGAATAGATTTATCAAAGTCAGGAGATTTAACTTCAATTGCTTTTGAGTTTCCTTATTTAGATGGGAATGTTAGAAAATATGCTTTCTTTGGACAATCATTTATACCATCAGAGGTAGTTAATGAAAAAATGATAACTGACAATGTACCATATGAATTATGGAGTAAGAAAGGTTGGTTAATAAAGACAGAAGCTAATGATGGCTTGATAGTAGATTTTTGGTCAGTTCTAAATACTATACAAAGTATTGTTAAAGAATATGATTTAAATGTTATTGAAATAAGCTATGACCCTCATGGAGCTGCAATGTTAGTTAGTGAATTAGAAAGAATAGGTTATATATGTGTACAATGTGGACAAAGTTGTGCAAAATTAAATGAAGCTACTGTAAGCTTTAGAGATTTAATGAAAGTTAAGCAAATAGTTCATGATGATAATAAACTTATGACTTGGTGTGTTCAAAATGCAGAGACTGATACTAACTCTTTTGGAGAAATAAAAATAAGTAAGAAGAGTAGATTCAAAAGAATTGACCCATTAGCTTCTAGTATATTTGCTCATAATAGAGCTATGACATATTGGAATAGAGAAAACTTAGATGTGAGCGAATTTGCAGAAGAAAATTTCTTAAAGAAATTATGGGGGAGAGGATAGATGAAATTTTTAAAAAATTTGTTTAGTAAAAGAAGTAATTATGATGAAGATATTGGAGTGAGTTTATCAGATTCTAACTTTTGGGAGAAATTTGGTATAAAATTAGGATTTTCAATATCAGGTAAGAAAGCTTTAAAAGAAAATACAGTTTATATATGTACAAAAGTTAGAGCAGAAAGTATAGGTAAATTGTCTTTAAAAGTTTATAAGGAAAGGGAAGAATATAAAGAGCATGAACTTTATTATCTTTTAAAATATAAACCTAATCCATTAATGAACTCAATTAATTTTTGGAAGTGTATAGAAGCACAAAGGACTTTAAAGGGAAATGCATATGCATATATAGAAAGAAATAAAAAGGGACAAGTTACAGGAATATATCCTATTGATTCAGATAATGTTACTAAAGTAATTGATGATAATAATTTCTTAAGTAGCTTAAGTAAAGTTTGGTATATAGTAATTGATAATAAAGGGATAAAGCATAAACTATATTCAGATGAAATATTACACTTCATTGGAGATATTACTTTAGATGGATTGATTGGGATAGCTCCATTAGAATATTTAAAATGTACTGTTGAAAATGGAAGAGCAACACAAGAATTTGTAAATAAATTCTTTAAGAACGGACTTAGTACAAAAGGTGTAATTCAATATGTTGGAGATTTAGATGAAAAAGCTAAAAGAACTTTTAGAAAAGAGTTTGAATCAATGAGTAATGGATTAGAAAATGCTCATTCAGTTTCATTACTTCCTTTAGGCTATCAGTTTCAACCTTTGTCATTAAGTATGGCTGATGCTCAATTCTTAGAAAATTCAAAATTAACTAAGAGAGAAATTGCAGCAGCATTTGGTATGAAGTCTTATCATCTTAATGATTTAGAGAGAGCAACCTTTAATAACCTTACAGAACAACAGAAAGATTTTTATATAACAACACTTCAACCAGCTCTTGCTAATTATGAGCAAGAGATGCAGGATAAGTTATTTAGTCAATATGAAACTTTAAAAGATGTAAGAGTAGAATTTAATATTGATACTATTTTAAGGAGTGATATAAAAACTAGATATGAATCTTATAGAATAGGTATTCAAAGTGGTTTCTTATCTCCTAATGAGGTAAGAAAAAAAGAAAATTTACCTGCTAAAGAAGGAGGGGATGAACTACTTGCAAATGGCAATATGATTCCAATAATTATGGCAGGAAAGCAATACTTGAAAGGTGGTGATAATAGTGGAACATAAGGAAGTTAAGAGAGAAGTAAGACACTTTATTTCTAATTTTGAAGCAAGATCAAATGAAGAAAGTGGAGTTAAAACAATATCAGGTTATGCATCAAAGTATAATGTGGAATCACAAGTATTAAGAGATTGGTGGGGAGATAAGTTTGTAGAAGTTGTTGCTGAGGGAGCTTTTGATAATAGCTTAAGAAACAATACTATAAAAGCCTTATATAATCATAATACTGATAATATATTAGGTTCAACAAAGAGTGGTACCTTAAGACTAGAAAGTGATTCAGTAGGATTAAGGTTTGATATTGATTTACCTAATACAACAGTTGCTAATGATTTATATGAAAGTGTAAAGCGTGGGGATGTTGATGGTACTTCTTTTGGGTTCAAGGTACTTGATGATAAGTGGAGTAAGGTTGAAAAAGATGGTGAAGAAATAATGAAAAGGACTTTATTAGAAGTTGAGTTATATGAAATATCACCAACGCCATTTCCTGCTTATGAAGATACTGAGGTAGATTGCAGAAGTTTAGAAAAAATAAAAACAAGTGTAAAGAAAAAAGAAGAAAAGAGAAGTAATTTATTAGAGCTTATATATTGTTAAGGCTCTTTTTTTATTACTTAAATTTAGGAGGAATTTTAGGGATGAATTTATTTGAAAGATTAAAGGAATTAAGAGCAAAGAAAAAAGAGTTAGAAGAGAAAAGAAGTGGTATTGTAGATGAGGTTAGATCACTAGCTAAAGAAGGGAATGAAGAGGAAGCTAGAAGTAAAGCTTTAGAAAGAGAGAAGATAGAAGCTAGAATGGAAATAATTGAAGAAGAAATAGAATCAGTTATGGAAGCCATTGAAGAAGAAAGAAGTAATAGTAAATTTTCAGGTGGAAGAGTTTTAGGGGGAGAAGGTTCAAAAGAAGAAAAAAGAAGCTTACAACTAAGTGCAATGAGTAAAGTTGTAAGAGGTATGGCTTTAAATGAAGAAGAAAGAGATGTGATGTCATCATCTAATAACGGAGCAGTAATACCACAAGAGTTTGTTAATGAATTTGAAAAGTTAAAGGAAGGTTATCCATCTTTAAAAGAATATTGTCATGTAATACCAGTAGCTAGAAATACAGGAAAGTTACCAGTAAGAGCAGGGTCAACAGTTACTAAACTTGCAAACTTAGAAACAGATAAAGAATTAGTTAAGGCTATGTTAAATACAAAACCTATGACTTATGATATAGACGATTATGGATTACTTGCACCAATAGATAATTCATTGTTAGAAGATAGTGAAATAAATTTCTTAGAATTTGTAAATGAAGAGTTTGCAGAGTTCTCAGTTAATACAGAAAATTCAGAGATAGTAAATAAAGCTAAGGGTTTATTAGCAGAAGAAGTTGTAGGAGATTATCAAGGGTTAGTTAAAGCAATTAATTCATTAGCTCCTAATGCTAGACAAAGAGCAGTTATTGTTACTAATTCAGAAGGAAGAGGATATTTAGATGGATTAATGGATAAGCAAGGTAGACCATTATTAAAAGAATTATCAGATGGTGGAGAGCTAATATTTAAAGGGAGACCAGTTATCGAATTAGAAGAAACAATATTTGATACTGGAGAAGAAACTAAGTTTATGATAATAGACTTAAAAACATTAATTAAGTTTTTAGATAGAAAGCAATATCTTATAGATCAATCAAAAGAAGCAGGATATACTAAGAATCAAACTATTGCAAGAATAATAGAAAGATTTGATGTTGAAGCACCACTAGATAAAGCAACTGATGCTGAAAAAATAAGAAAATTTGGAGTAATTATAAAAATAGGTGATACAGTAGTTACACCTAAAAATAAAGATAAGGTTGAAGCAGGAGAAGCTACTCAATAATAGAGTAGCTTTTAATTTATGGAATTAAAAGAAATAAAAGAATATTTAAGAGTTGATTTTGAGGAAGATGATATTCTTCTTCAAACTCTTATTTATGCAGCAGAGGAATATTTATTAAATGCAGGTATAAAAAAAGATTACTCTAAATCACTTTATAAACTAGCTATAAGTTTACTTGTTAAACATTGGTATGATAACAGAGATAGTGTAGCTATTGGAAGTACAACTAAGAAATTAGAATTTTCATTAAATTCTATATTAGTTCAGTTGAAATATTGTGGTGACAAAAATGGATAGATTAAATAATAGAATTTTAATAAAAAAAGAAGTTGTAAAAATAGTTAATGGTAGAAGACAAGAAGAAGAGCCAATTAAGTTTTATTCATGTTGGTCTGAAGTGTTGGACTTATATGGAAAGGAACTATATGAAGCTATGTCTATAAAGTTAGAGAATACAGTTATATTCAAAGTTAGGTACTGTAGAAAATTAGAAGAGTTAAGAAATAAAAAAGATTTTTTTATTGAATGGCAAGGAAGAAAGTATAGTATATATCAAGCTGATTTCTTAGGATATAATAAGAAATTTATAAAGTTAAAATGCAATGAGGTTTTATAAATGAGTGGTTGGGAAATTGAGTTTGAAGGTTTAGATGAACTTATAAAAACTTGTGAAAGTTTAGCTACTGAAAATCAATTAGAAACTACTGATAAAAAGGTGCTTAAAGAATGTGGTGATTTAGCTTATGAAACTGTAAAACCATTAATTCATAAAAGCAAAGATAATAGTAAGAGTGGAAGAAAAGGTAGTAGACCTAATGGCCATGCATCAGATAATATTCCTAAGCCTAAAATAAGTAAAAAGAAAGGAAAGCTTCAATGTATTGTAGGATGGGAGAAATCAGATAATACACCGTATTTCTATATGAAGATGGAAGAATGGGGAACATCAAAAAGACCACCACATCACTCTTTTGGAGTAGTTAATAAACTATTAAGAAAACAATATAGTAATATTGCTTTAAAGCATTATGAAAAATTAGTAAAAAAATTAGAAGATTAGAGGTGATAAGTTGGAGGTTGATATTATAGCCTTAGTAAGTGAAAAATTAGAGCCTTTAAATATTATGGTTATAGAAGGATGGTATGATAATGAATTAAATAAAACTCATATAACCGTACATGAATATCTTGAATCAGAAGAAAGTTTTCAAGATGATGAAGCAAGTGAATTAGAACACAATATACAAGTAGATATTTGGAGCAAAGATTCTATAGAATCTTATAATTTAAAAAAGCAAGTTAGAAAATTATTAAAAGAAAATGGATTTAAATTTACAAGTGGACAAGATTTATTTGAAAGTGATACTAAAATATATCATAAAGGATTAAGATTCACTTATTTGGAAGAAGTATAAAAAGAAAGGATTTTGAGAAGTATGTCATTAGTAGTAAAAACAAGAAGAAAAGCATTAAAGGATATACATATAGCTTTAGTAACTAAAAATGATGCATTAAATTATGCTACAGAGACTCCTATAAAATTAGGACGTTCAATAAGTGTAAAAGAAACCGTTAAGAAGAATGTTGAAAAAACTTATTCAGATGATGGAGTAGAAGAGGTAATTGAGAGTTATGTAAGCACAGAAATAGAGTTTGATGTAAATAAACTTTCACCAGAAGATAAGTCAATGGTTAGAGGAGCTTTATATGAGAATGGTTTTTTAGTTTATAACAAGGATGATAAAACTCCAGAGGTGGCTATAGGATGGAGAGCTAAAAATACAAATGGTAAATATGAATTTATATGGCACTACTGTGGTAAATTCAATGAGGGATGGACAGAGAATTTTGAAACAGAGCAGGAGAAAGTAAAGACACAGACTTCTAAGATGAAAGGGACATTCTATGCTAGAGATAAAGATGGTAATTATAAAATAGAAGTAGATGAAACTTACTTACTAGACGAGCATAAAGATGCTAAAAGTGCTATTGAGAATTGGTTTTCAAAAGTTCCAGAGTTAGTTAAGGCTGCTAAAACACAAGAAGAAAGTTTAAGTGAAGTAAAAGAAAAGCAATAATTTTAAAAGAAGATAGGTTTATTTAACTCTATCTTCTTTTTATTTTGAAAGGGTGATTATATGAAGATAACAGTTAAGAATAAAGAGTATGATTCAGGAAAGTTAGTAAGAAGTAAATATAAAGCTTATTCAGAGTTAAGAGATAAAATTTTATCTAAACAAGAAGACGGAAAGTCATACAATGAAGAAGATTTAGATAATATGGTTAGTGTTCTTGTAAAGATATTTGATAATCAATTTACCGAAGATGATATAAATGATGATATGGATGTAGCTGACATAATATTTAATTTTACATCAATAGATTTTAGTATTATGGAGAAACTTGATAAAAAGGTAGAGAAAGTAAATAAAGCTTTTACAAAGGGCAAGAAGTAGATTTATATGATATATCTATTTCTTGCCAAAGAACATTTAATTTTAATTGTAGAAAATATAAGAAGTCTTTAGGAATATTAAAGAAATTAAATAAAAGTGAAGATGAATTTATAAATATATATAAGCTATTATTAGTATTTTTTGATAATAAGCTTACAGAAGAACAATTAGAGAAAGAAGATGTTTTAGATATTATATATATCTATTTATTAATAAAAAAGTATATAGAAAATATAAATGAAAGAATTTTAAATGTTTTAAATATAGATCAAGAAGAAAAAGAAGAAAGTGCATTTGATGATTATGATGAAGAGTATGGGTATAACGCTTTAGAAGAAAATGAGGAAATAGAAAAAGATATTTATGATAGTTATCTTAATATTTTAAATATAATTTTTAAATTGGCTAAGGATGAATTAAACATGAATATAAAGGAATCCTATGAAATTGATATTTATGAGTTACTTGATTATTTAGATTTTGAATTGAAAAATAGAGAAAACATTCAGACCTCAGAAGAATTTTAGAAAGGAGGAATGATATGGCTGCAAATATTAAAATAGGAGCTAATTCTAATGATTTTCAAAAACAAATGAAACAGATGGCTCAAGAATTAAAGAAAGTAAGTAGTAGCTATAATTTAGCTAATACACAGGCTAAACTTTTTGGAAATCAAACGGATTTACTTAAAAGTAGACAATCAGAATTAACTTCTAAAATTAAAATTCAAAATAAAATGATTGAAGCCCAAGGAAACAATCTTAAAAAGTTAAATGGTGATTTGGATAAGCAAAAATCTACACAGAAGGAACTAGCAGATAAGATTGAACTTACTAATAAGAAGTATAAAGAAAGTGTAGAAGCAACTGGCAAAAGCAGTAAGGAATCTAAAGAATTAGCTAAAGAACTTAAAGAATTAAAAGAGGATTATGCTAAAAATGATAAGGCTATAGAAAGTAATATTTCTAAATTAAATAATGCAGAAACTAAGCTTAATAATAGTAAAAAAGCATTATTAGAAAATGAGAAAGCACTTAAAGATGTAAATAAAGAATTAGAAAAAAGTAAGTTAGATAAATTTTCAGAAGGAATAGGAAAAGCTGGAGAGAAAGCTGGTCAAATAAGCAATAAAATGAAACCAGCTAGTGTTGCTATAACTGGCTTAGGAACAGCTATGGCACTTTCTGAAATGAAATTTGAAGATGGAACTGCTAATATTAATACTTTGTTAGATGATCAAAGTCATCTTGATGGATATAAGGATAAAGTTATAGAAGTTTCTAATGATACAGGTAAAAGTTTAGAAGATATAACTGATGGTATGTACACTTGTATTTCTTCTATCGGAGATGGTGGAGAAGAAACCGCTAAGATTTTCGAAACTATGGCAAAAAGTGCAAAAGCTGGTGGAGCAGAAACAAATGATGCCGTTGCCTTAATTAGTGCTGGGATGAAAGGATATAACCAAGTAAATAATGAAACAGCTAAACAAATTTCTGACTTAGCGTTCCAAACAGCTAAATTAGGAGTAACAACCTTCCCAGAAATGGCATCAAGCATGAAACCTTTATTCCCTTTAAGTTCAACATTAAATATTAGTATGCAAGAATTGTTTGGTTCAATGGCTACTTTAACAGGTGTAACAGGTAATACTGCTGAAGTAAGTACACAAATGAAAGCTGTATTTAGTAACTTGATTAAACCAACTACAGATATGGATAAGTTAATAAAGAAATATGGTTATAGTAATGGACAAGCTATGATAAAAGCTAAAGGGCTTACAGGGGTTTTACAGATCTTGCAAAAAGAAACTGGTGGACAATCAGATAAGTTGGGTAAATTATTTAGTAGTACAGAAGCACTTACAGCAGTTACAGCACTTACTGGAACACAATTCAATAATTTTAAAGATAAAACAAAGGCTATGAATGATGCTTTAGGTTCTACAGATAAAGCTTTGGAGAAGATTAATAATACTACTGGAAACAATTTAAGAACATCATTAAATATGGCGAAAAATAGCTTAGTTGGATTTGGAGAAGTATTAGCACCTTTTATTTCTATAGGAGCCAAAGCATTGAGTACATTAACTAAAGGTTTATTAGGATTATCTACAGGGCAAAGGAAATTAGTAGTAGGTTTAGGAGCGACATTTGTAGGAGCTAATTTATTATTAAGTGGTTTTAGTAAATTAGCTACAGGAATAAAAAGCAACATAGAATTTACTAAAAATATGATTAAGACTACTAAAAATGGTGTAGGAGCTATAAAGAATTTTGCAAATGGTATTAAAAATGGTACTAATGCTTTAGGTATATTTAGAAAAGGAATTACAAATGGGATTAAGAGTATAGGAAGTTTTAGTAAAAATCTTATAACAACCACTACACAAGGTATAAAGAACTTTGGAAAAGGAATAGTTAATGTTACAAAATCATTAGGGAAATTTACTTTAGAACTTATAAAAAGTGCTGGAAAAGGATTAGTTGCCTTAGGAAAAGGATTATTAAATGGAATAAAAACAATGGCTAATTTTACAAAGGCCATAATAATAAATAGTGCAGAAGCTATTAAAAATGGAGCTATATGGGTAGCTAATAAAACAAAGATGTTAGCTTATAAAGTAGCACAGATTGCAGTAACAACGGCAACTAAGGCAATGACAGTAGCACAAAAAGCTTTGAATTTAGCTATGTCTATGAATCCAATTACTCTTGTTGTTGGATTACTTTTAGGTTTAGCTGCTGTATTTGTAACTTTATATAATAAATGTGATTGGTTTAGAAATGGAGTAAATTCTGTTTGGAGTTCTATAAAATCTATATTTTCTGGATTTTCTAGTTTCTTTAAAGGTGTATTTAGTAGGGATTGGACACAAACATTTGGTTTGCTAGGTGTTCCTATTAATTCTTTCTTAAATCAAACAAAATCTATAATAAATGGTGTTAAAGGTGTATTTAATGGATTAATAACTTTCTTTAAAGGCGTATTTACAGGAAATTGGAGGATGGCATTTCAAGGTCTAGCTAATGTAGTTAAGTCTATTTTTGGAACTATGGGAGCAATTATTAAATCTCCAATTAACGCTGCAATAAGTGGGATTAATATGGCGATTAGGGGAGTTAATAAATTAAGTTTTGATATACCTGATTGGGTACCAGGCTTAGGTGGAAAACATTTTGGAATTCATATTCCACAAATACCAGCTTTAGCAGAAGGGGGAATAGTAACTAAAGCAACTATGGCCTTAGTAGGAGAAGGAAAAGAGCATGAAGCTGTAATTCCATTAAGTAAATTAGATTCATTAGTTACTAACTCAGTAAAAAAAGTAATTGGCTCAGGAAATACAAATAATATTGAAGCTATTGTTGATAGAATAGTAGAAAAATTAATTATAGCTCTTTCACAGGTAGAGCATATAAGTGATATAAAAATTGATGGAAGAAGACTAGCTAGAATAATAGCTCCGTTGGTTAATGAGGAACTAGCTAGAATTTAGAAGGGAGGATTAGGTGTTTTATTTTATATTCAATAATAAAAAGAATACTGATTTAGGAATACAGGTAGTAAAAAGACCTAATATTCCTATTCCTGAAAGAAATATAGAGCTTAAAAGTTTAAAAGGTAGAGATGGAAGTTTAACAAGAGATTATAAGACTTACAATGATATTAAAATATCAGTAAGTCTTAATTTTATTTTAGGAGAAAATGATTTTATAAATAAAGGAGCAGAGATAGCAGATTGGCTTTATAACATAAATGATAATAAACTTATATTTTCAGATAATGATAAATTTTATTATAAAGTCAAGAAGATAGAGTGTAAGGATATAGAGAGGAGCTTAAAGGTAATAGGGAAATTTATAGTTACTTTTGTATGTGATCCTTATAAATATTACATAGATAATAATGAAATTGAGATAACTAATTCAACTGAAATAGTTTCACCAATATTAGTGGAATCATCTAAACCTTTAATAACTGTATTTGGTACTGGAGATATAAATTTAACTATAAATAATAAGAGAGTTCAATTAGAAAAAGTAGATGAAAATATAATAATAGATTCAGTACTTAAAGAGTGTTATAAGGGAAAAGATAATTTAAATTATAAGATGCATGGTGAGTTTCCTAATTTGATTAGGGGAAGCAACACTATAGAAATAATAGGAACTATAGAAAAAATAATAATTAAACCTAATTGGAGGTGCTTATAATATGGCATTAGTAAAATTACCACCATTGCCAGAAGGGATACCACCTTTTTATTCATTATGGAAAAGTTCTGAAGGATATATGATTATATGTGGAAATGATAAATTGGTCTATCATCATAGTGTATATTCAGAATATAATGGTTGGAGTTATGGAAATTATTTAGTAACTGACATTAAGTATTGTTATAAATATGATAATACAAATAAAGAATGGAAAAAAGATAACTATTATAGAAAATATGATGATTCATATTATTTTCAATATAATGGATACTCATTAGTTTTTACAAATTATAATATAAAGGATTATGAAAATACTGGGCAAAATAAATGGGATGCAAGTCCTAAAACTACAGATATAAAGGTGAGTTGTGGTGAATTTTTAGAAATGAATAAAGGGATGGTATGGGATATAGGTCAAGCAGTAACATTAGAACCATTAAACACTTTTCAAGCATGCAATTTTAAAAGTTCTAATCCTGACATATGTAAAGTTACAGAAGATGGGAAAATAATAGCGGTCGGAGATGGAGAATGTGTAATTACAATAACATCTAAATTATAGGGGGCATAAAAATGACTACAAAAGATTTAAAGATATATGTTAATTGTTCGCCTCCAACTGAAAAAGTTATTAAAGAATTAAAAGTAAAAGTTGGAATATTAAATCATGCGAGTGTTGAAAGTCCAATAAAAATAGCAGTTAAGAGCCAATTGAAAAAAGAGGTTTATATAAAAGTAAAAGATCCTACTAAAAAAACTTATATTACTATTTATGATTCTAAAGAGAAAGATTTTATTAATAATGGACTTGCTATATTAGAAGATTGCTATAGATGTGAAGTTGAGGAAGTTATGAATGGACTTTATAACTTAGAATTAGAATATCCAACAGATGATAATAAGAGTAAATATTTAGTTAAGGATAATATTATAAAAGCATCAACACCAAATGGAGAGCAACCTTTTAGAATATATAGAGTATTAGAAAATTTAGATACTACAATAGTTTATGCTAAACATATTTTCTTTGATTTAGTAGCTAATTTCTTAATGGATTGTAGACATAAATTCGCTACTTGTCAACAAGCCTTAGAAGATATCTTAAGTAGTACACTTTATAAACATAATTTCACTTGTTCATCAAATATAATAGAAAGAAGTAATGCTTATTATATAAGAAAAAATCCAGTAGAATCAATATTAACAGAAGAGAATAGTATTGTAAGTATGTATAATGCAGAGATTCTAAGAGATAAGTTTAAGATAATTGCTAATGATAGCATTGGTAAAGATAATCATGTAATTATTGAATATAAGAAAAATCTTTTAGGATTAGAAAAAGATGATGATAATAGTGATGTAGTTACTAGAGTTATTCCAACTGGATTAAGTTCTAAAGATGTAAGTATTATGATTGACGAAATATATGTAGATAGTCCATTAATAAATGATTATATAAATCCAATAGTAAAAGAATATCATTTTTCAGATTTAAAAGAAGATACTGAAAAAGGTATAACTATTGATGAAGTTAAAAGGCAATTAAAGATAAAAGCAGAAGAATTATTTAGTAAAGATCATATAGATTTACCTAAAACTAACTATAGAATTAATTTTTTAGATTTAAGTAGTACAGAAGAGTATAAAGATTTTAAGGCATTAGAAAAAGTAAAATTAGGTGATATAGTAACTGTTAGACATAAGGAAATGAATATTGATATAAAAAGAAAGGTAGTAAAATATAGATGGGATTGTATCAATAAAGAATATATAGAAATAGAGCTTGGAGATTTAAAGCAAACCTTAAGTAAAGATATTAGTAATATTAATAGCAAAGTAGATAGTATGGCAGAAAATAATAAAAATGCTACAGAATTAGCTAATAAAGCTATTGATAGAGTAAGCAATTTAGAAGAGGTTAACTTTAGAGATTTAAAACAAACTCTTGATGAAGTAGAAAAGCTTACTACAAGCAATAAAGCAGCAGTAGAATTTTTAAATAAATCAGCAGGAATAAGTTCAGAAAATATAAAAGCAAATAAAGAAGCTATAGATAACTTAGATAAAAGTAATACAGGTTTATCAGAACGAGTTAATAAAAATGAAGGTGATATAACTACGCTAAATGAAAAAGTTAAAGAAAATAATTTAACTTTACTAGAAGAATTTAAGAAATTAGAAGAAAGAATAAAAGTATTAGAAGATAAAAATAAAACAATTGAAAATAAAGAAGATAAAACAAGCAATGATAACAATTTAAAATAGTTGTTATTATTGCTTGTTTAATTTTAGAGAGGATGGATTAAATGGAAAGAATATTTGATTACTTAAAACTAGGAGTAGTGGCATTAGGAACTGGATTTACATGGCTATTTGGAGCATGGGACACTCCTTTAGTTGTTTTAATAGTATTTATGGTACTGGACTACATAACAGGACTTACAAGAGGTTATTTAAACAAGGAGCTAAGTAGTAGTGTTGGACTAAAAGGAATAGCTAGGAAGGCTATAATATTTATAGTTTTAATTGTTGCAGTAATGTTAGATAGACTTTTAAATACAGGCAACTGGGTATTTAGAACAGTAGCTTGTTATTTCTATATAGCGAATGAAGGAATAAGTTTATTAGAGAATGCAGCATCACTCGGAGTTCCAATTCCAGAGAAGGTTAAAGATGCATTGATTCAATTAAGAGATGGAAAAAAGAAAGATAGTCTTAGAGAAAATATAGAGCATAGACAATAGTTTATGCTCTTTTATTTATATAAACAATTTTAAGAAAGAAGGAATTAGTATGCAAAGTAGAAGTGATAGTAATTTTAAAGGAATAGACATAAGTAACTGGCAAAAAGGTATTAATTTAAATCAATTAAAAGAAAAAGGATATGAAGTTTGTTATATTAAAATTACAGAAGGAAGAGGATATGTAGATCCATGCTTTGAAGAAAATTATAATAAAGCAATAGCAGCAGGAATGAAAGTAGGAGTTTATCATTATTGGAGAGGTACTTCAAGTGCTATAGAACAGGCTAAGAACATAGTTAGAACATTAGGTAATAAACATATTGATTGTAAGATTGCAGTAGATGTGGAGCAAACTGATGGATTAACTTATGAAGAATTAAATAATAGCGTTCTTCAATTAGCAGAAGAATTAGAAAGATTAATAGGAGCTGAGGTTTGTATTTATTGTAATACAAACTATGCTAGAAATGTATTAGATAAAAGATTAGGTAAGTATTCATTATGGGTAGCCCATTATGGAGTAAATAAACCAGGAGATAATCCTATATGGGATAAATGGGCAGGATTCCAATATTCAGAAAATGGAACTTCAAATGTAAATGGAAGTTTAGATTTAGATGAATTTACAGAAGAAATTTTTATTAATGAAGAAAGTCAAAAAGTAACTGAGAATAAATCATTTTTTACAAATGCAAGAGCAAAGGTAGCACTAGATCCAAGAAGTAATCCAAGTGATGATTACATAGACTTAGGAGAAATATATGCTGGTGAAAGAATACAAGTATTAGCAGAGGTTTGTGATAGAGAGGATTACTTACCAGTTAAGTATTGGAAAGATGCATTAGGATGTGAAAGTTCAAAGGTTTGGGTTAATGCAAATGAGGATTACTTAGAGATAGATACTAATGCTAGATCATTTAATATAATTACAGAGCTTGATGCTCGATATGAGCCATCAGCGAACTCAAAGAGAATGGGATATGTTAAGAATAATGAGCAATTATATGTGCATAGAGTAGAAGGAGATTATGCTTTAGCAACATACTATGCAGGTAATGGGTATAAGACAGCATGGTTTACAAAAGAATATATAATTAAAGATTAAGAATATGCTAGGTAGGTTAATTACTACCTAGCTTTTTTTATTTACAATAATGTTATATAATGTTAATAAAAAAAGCTAGGAGGAAAATATGAAGAAGATAGTAAGTTTAATAATGGTAGTATTAATATCAATACTTTTTATTGGATGTGGAGCTGAAGAAAAAAGTAATCAAAATGTGAATCAAAATGAAGATTCTATGTTAAGTCAAAATGAAAAAGATTCTTATAAAGAAAAAGCAAAGGAAGCTTTGAATGGATTAAATATAAGTGATATAGATATATTGACTCAAAATGGAACTAAGAAGCCAATAGTATCAGTACAAGTAATATTTAATAAAACCAACAAAAAAGAAGTAGAAGAATTTGTAAAAGAGATAAAAGAAAAAATAGAACCAATTTCTAACTTATATGACATTACAATATTGGATAAAAATAATAATGTTATAGCAACAGCAGGATATGAAAACAATGAAATAAATTTTATTGAATAA